ATTCATAAAGTCCATAATGTTTCTCCTATTTTATTTTATAAATGTCAGTTGAGAAATTAGGGATTTTATCTGGTTGATTACCAGCTAATATATCCTCTAAATTTTTTGTTATATAGTTTACAACTTGTCCGATTATACTGTCTTTTGTTAGTGTGTCGGCTATCTCTTTCATCGGACACCCATATTGCATTAATAGAGAAGCCAGCTTGCCAGAAGATCGTAATTCACGATCTAATGTACTTTCATTGGGTTTAATCTTTACCCATATCGCCATCGGCGTAATTCCTGTGGGACTGTAATTATAATCTAATGAAGCCACCACTCGTAAATTGTCTATCGACATACGAATATTAACTGTTTGCATACGATCTGGGACTTTAATTCTTGCCATTACCATTCTTTAACCTTTCGATTTCTAATTGACAATAGTGAATAATCTTTTCCAAGTCTTGTATTCCATTCTTCTGTGGATATCGAACTATGTATTTTATAACTACGCCTTGTAAGTAGTTTAAATTGTTCTCTTGAATAAATTCATAAGGTTGTATCTTATGATCTTTGTAATGTGTTCCACCGACTTGTTTTTTAAATGCACTCATTTGATGAACATTAATAGATTTATATTATTATATCAAACAATTTTACCTATCCAGCGTCCTTTGTTATTTAATACCATTGGGAAAAGAATAGGTTTTGAATTTATAATAGCACCTGTACCTACAATAAATCTTTTTGAAAAATTACGAGCATAAGCAAACGCCAAACTTTTCTGATTGACAAGGCAAGATAACTGCATCGCCCATATTAAAGCATCTGGATTGCTAAAGTATTGTATAGAATAGGTGGAATGATAATGAAATTGAACTACTGATTTTCCGTATTGCATCGCAACTTTTAATACATTGGATGACATTCCGTGAGTTAAAAAACATTGACTACCATCTGATAAATTAATGACTAAATTATCTACCCATTCCCAGCCTTTACCAACTTCTAAAAAATCATTGTAATCTTTTAATAAGCCTTTAGGTATTCCGTGTTTTAAACCTCTACGATAAATTAAAGATGAATGATTGCTATGCAATAGCTTCATTGTAGGGAACATCTTTTCTAATTCTTTAATTTTTCTTTTAGCCTCATATAATTCGTGTCCAGCAGAATATAAATCTGGATCAGAGTCGTGCATCGATATTCCGTGGAAGTCAATTTCATCGCCGCCCCCTATGACACAATCTGGATTTATATGTTTCTTTAATGCTGAAAGAAAGGCAAATGCGTCTGGGTGTTCATATGGTAGGTGCAGATCAGAGATCAAAAGCACCCTTGAAAATTTTTTGGTCAATCAATAACCCTCTATTAAATAACTAATAAATCTATAAATGATTTAACTGTTTCTGCGAATACTATCGTAAACATAAAACACAATAAACCGACTACTTTCCATATTGAAGAAATATGTCTTTCAATTTTTTCAATAGCATTTTGAATATGCGTTAGATGATTGTTCTCAATAGTCTCTATCCGAGCTTCAAGACGGATTAATGTTTCGCTATTCTTCTGACTTTGACTCGGCATCAACTTCTTCCCCTTTTAAGTTGTTTATTTCTCTTAAAAGAGATTGATTGTTAAGTTTAAGATTGGTAATTATTATTTCTTTTTCATTAATAATAGCCACTAAGTCTTGTACTGTTTGTTTCAGTTGATCTTCCATTTTTAGCTCCTAGCTTAATGAGTTAATATCAAAGTCTTTATCAACAGTATCTGCTACTGGTGGATTTTTGTGTACGTTATGTTTTTTGTTAAACATATCGTCCCAATGAGCTTCGTCCATTAGACCAAGTATTTCAGATTTAGAATATCCACTAGGTGCTTTAGATGGTACATCTATCTTTTCAGATTTACTGAATGTATGAGAAAAGTCACCATCAGTATATTTATACTCAACTGACCATTCTGTTACATTACCATCAGCATTTACTTTAGGTTTAGCTGATACCCATTCTTTAGTTACTGCCATTTTATTCTCCTTTTAGAGTGTTTATTTCTTGTTGTAGAGTTGTTACTTGAGCCGACAACTCTTGTACGGCTTTTATTAATACAGGAACAAATTTTCCATAAATTAAACCATAATTTCCATCTTCTGAAATACTTGTTAGAATAGAAGTTTCATCTTCTACTTTATAACCATACTCACGTTCTAAAACTTCAACATCTTGAGCTAATAAACCACCAGATAGTTTTGCTTTTTTATGTGTGCCATCGGGTGTTTTATTTCCATAGTCACTTCTCATATCCCATCTATAAGTTACAGGATTTAATTTGTTTACAAAATCAAGCCCCATAGTTAATGGTTCTATATCGGTTTTATCTCGTTTATCAGAAGTGACTGTCCAGTCTACTTTTATATAAGCATTAGTAATACTGTTATTGCCTAAAACAATTTTATTGCTTCCTGTTACAGTATGGTTAGGTGAATTTGAACCACCCGCCTCATATCCTAAAGATAAAGTATTGGTAGCTGTTGTAAGATCAGTACCAGCTTGATATCCAACAGCAGTATTACTATCACCTGAAGTCAAAGCAGCTAGTGTGTAGTTTCCTAAACCCACATTGTATTCTCCACCAGCTATTGACCCTGTTAAAGAATTTCTACCTATACCCATATTGTGGTTTTCTGTATCGTGACCATCTCCTGCATTTTTACCAATAAATACAGAAGAACTACAAGTTGTTAAAGAAAGACCAGCTTGATAACCAATAGCTATTACTCCATCATCACCAGTTGATAATGCTTTACCAGCTTGATACCCTATTAATACATCTGAATTATGGGTAGTTATTGACGACCCAGCCTCGTAGCCAATAGCTACGTTATAATCTGCTGAAGTCAAAGCATCTAAACTTAAATTACCAATAGCTACATTGAACTCTCCACCAGCTATTGAACCTCCTAAAGCTCCATTACCAATTCCTAGATTGTTACCTTCAGTATCAAATCCATCACCAGCACTTTCACCAATCATAATGTTACCTTGTCCAGTAGTAACAGCAGCACCAGCCAAATAGCCCATAAATGTATTTGAGTCTCCAGTTGTCAATGCCTTACCAGCACCCCAACCATATACTGTATCAAATGCAGCAGTGTCACTAGTGTCCATAATGTCTGAGTCAGACATAAAGATAGAATTGTTTTCTGAAGCAATAGAAATACCAGCAATAGTTGAAGTCGTACCAGCCGCTCCAATACCACCATCTTTAATTAATAAACCATCAATCGTTACACCAGCGGCACTTGTTACTTCTGAAATAAGATCCGTTGTAATTGTTTGGAGATCACTTGTTGCACCAATAGTCAAAATAGATACCCAGTTATCATTGTCCGAATTGCGTAAATATAATTTGTTATCGTCTGAATCATACCACCACTGGTTTGGGTACGTCGTGGCTGGGGCTGAGTTACCAGCGTTATTAGTTGCAACTGCACCTAATGCGTCATTAATATCCGACCTTACCGAAGGGAATGTGGCGTTGGAAATGTTATAATCGTGTTGTGACATTATGTTCTCCTTATAATGTTATTTGTTTTATTTGTAAAGTTATATGGCTCTGCCTTGTCCATTGGCAACATAATCGAATGTTCTATCGACTGTTGATCCACCAGAATTAAAAAATTCAATAGTAAATCCTGTCGCTGATTTACTGGTTATTGTATAAAAATCACCCGTTGCTAAATTTTGTGCGGCAATCGTTAAACTAGGCTCAGCATAAAAAGCTGTGTTAAATGTTACTGCTTTTCCACTTGTTGATGTTGTACTTGCTATATTAGATCCTTTATCAGTTCGATCCATCATATATAATCTCACCTGTGCATTGTTTACCTTAGGTGATTGTGAACTTGAATTTGTTGTCAATAATAATTGAAACTTAGCATATCTAAATTCATAATTACCATCTTGAAATGGTGTAAACGCTGTATAAGTTGAATTATCATCTGAAGTTGAAATAAATAATTTAGCGTCCATATCGGGTGAAGCACCAGCACTATCGAATAAACCTTGAGCAGAATCGAATAACCCAGCAAGCCCGTCAAATGATGACACTCGATCTAATTGATCTACGTTTAAATAAGATGATACTCGACCTTGATATTTAGCTGGCAAAGAAATTTGATTAGCAAATGTATATGTTCCTGTGCTTTCAAATCCATCGACCTCATCAAAGAAACCAACTCTGTCGTCCCATAATCCGCTAACTGAATCAAAAAGCGTAACTTCATCACCAGCAAGAACTAAAGCATCATCTTCTACAACAACTTGAGATTTAGTTCCAGCCCAAGATGTTTCTTCAGTTATTGTAGTCGCTAGGTTTTGACCAGCAAATTCTGTTACAGTTCCTATAACACTTCCAGCAGTTAAACTTTCGTGTCCTAATAAATCAAATGCCTTGATAAAATAAACTCCAGCTTTAGCGGGTACTATAACCGAGTTAGCTGGTGGACTGACCTTATCAACTAAGACAATACTGTTAGGATAACTATCACTAGCATTTGGTGAATACCTAATATGATAATAAGCTAAATCTAAATCAGCAGAAGGATCCCATTTTAAAACTGCAATCTCGTCTTGAAAGTCTATTGAGAAATTAGCAACATTAGCTGGTGGATCACTAAATCCTACAACAAAATGATCTTGAGCCACAAATGCTGATTTATAGCCTAATGCATTTATTGCTCTCGCTTTGACGTTATAAGTTGCTCCACTCTCAACTGGTATTTCTCGAACTGTACTTGATGAAATACCTGCGGATTTATAAATTGAATCGGTACTCTTTTTATAAACCACCTCAAACTTATCTACAAAGAAGTCTGGCGTATTTCTTAATGTAGCAGTCATTATGACGTTTAAATTACCCTCAGTTACATTTACTGCTTCACTTGTAACAGAAGCTATAACTGGTGCATTGACAGTCTTAGGGTCAGGCAAGAATGTTGTTGGTGCAGTTGATTGTTGGATTTTTGTATTATAAGTATAAGCATCAGCAATATATTCAACTGCATTAACAGATACTGTACCTGTTGTAACTAAAGTTAATCCTGTAACTATAAAATTCTTAGAACTAAAACCCATACCTGTATGAGTTATTTGAAATATATCTCCGACTATTAAATTTTGTAATTCTGAAGTTCCTGTAAATGCTATTCTTAATCCAGCACGTGATCGTTTTAAAATTAATTCAGCTAAATCTTCTGCTGTATAATAATCTGTCGTTGCACCTAAATCTATATTTAAATGTAATTCTTCGTTATTGTCAGCTGATAACATAGTTGCGTATTTATAATTAGCGGCAACATTAGTTTCATCGGTAGGTGGATAAATAGCTTCCATTGATTGATAATTATTATCTTTATCGGCAAAGGTTGCTATAATTCTATTATAACGATTGTTTTTACTTTCACCTTCAATTTGAATACCTGAAATAATCATATCTTCAGTTACTGATAAAACACTTGATCCAGTACCCTCTACTTTGACTGTATAAAGACCACCACTGTAAGTAAAAAATGCTCGCATTGGTGTTAAAAGTTTTTTTACATTGTCTAAGATTTTAGTTTTACTACCTAAAATTGTATGTGTTTCAAATAAGTTTTGACTACTTGCACCTGTATATGGTGTAACTTGAGTATTACAAACACCAGCCGCAGTCGTAAACGCAGTCGTGTTTATGTCACTTGCAGATAAACCTTTACCATATCGAGTAGAAGTTAAATAATCATATAAACAATAAGCTGGGTTTGCAGAATAAGCATAACTAGATCCACTTAAATTAGTATTAATTAGTTTGCCTCTTATAACAAAGTTAATCTTGGGTATAGAGTTAAATGCGTCTGAATTATATTTAAACTTAAATACTGCGTGTGATATACCTTTACCATTGTGTGAAGATGTCCAGCCTAATGAACTTAATTCTGACATTCCTGTTAATGTTGTTGCATTTAAACCATCATCAGTACCATTAAAAAAAGCAAAATTAGTTAGATAGTGTGTTGTCTCAACTCCCTCTTCTTCTTCTACGCCAGAATATGCGGGGTGGTCTGTTTCTATAGTTAAATTAGAAGTATTAGTTGGTACTGAGGTACTTGCACTTGCTAAACTAGAAATAGTTTGTGCTGTGCCATAACTTGAATCAGAGCCTGTGTAAGTAGCATATAAAGTATCGTCAATATATAACTCAGTAAATCTAGCAACTTGTCCCTCACACATAGCTATAACTATATATAAGAATTGATTATCAGATGAAGTTGCTAACCAAACTAAATTGCCACCAACTCTACGAGTTCCATAAATTAAAGGTAAAGCATCTTCTGAGGATCTTTTATTAATTAAAATCCCATCATTTGATATACTTGTATCAAATTCAGGCATCTCAGGTTGAAACCAAGAAACTACTTCTTCTACAACATCGCCTACAAAGTCAACAGCTGCATCTACGACATCTTTTACACCATCAATAGCATCATCAATAGCATCTTTTATAAAACCCATTTACACTCCATTAGCAAAAATATTTCCTATTCTTCTAAACCCTAGCTTTTCATACAATTCAGAC